TAATGTCTAGTTTTGAGTGCCCTGACTATGGTATGGAAATGATTATGAAAGATATCTGCATTATCAATTTAGAAATTGAAAAAATTAGACAGGAAAAGAAAGATAGTGCGAATAAAATTATCACGAATCTGATAAAAACAAGAAGTGATTTAATGAATGACGCCAATATGAAACCCATTCAATCAACAGGTGCAGATGCGTCCGATCAAATAACATTTGGTACTTTAATTAAGAAATGGGAAAATGAAAGACCTATTCCCCAACCAATGGACGATGAAATGAAGAAATATATTGATACATTTATGGTTGGCCATTTAGCGAAAATGGAAGGTTTACATAATGAATTCACAGAGCTTTATGATCGCGAAATTTCCAAATACACCATTGATTTTAATGAATTAAATAATGAAGCAGATGAACTTGATGAATAGGATGTGAAATTTATGGCTTCCTATGCTAACTATCAAGTGAAACGCAACAAACACAAGAATGCTATTGGTGTATTTGATAAGAAAAGGAATTTCAATAAAAAGAATGATAATGTTACAAAATCTGAAAAACTGATGCAAGGCATTGCAGCTTGGGCATCTTTTTATATTTCAAGACCAGATATTTTTGCTGAGGAATATTTAGGTATCACATTGAAACCATTTCAAAAAGTATTGCTTTACTGCATGATGCATTATAATTACACAGCTTTTTTTGCTAGTCGTGGCTTGGGTAGATAATAATACGACAATTTCATCAAAAGAATCCGAACTAACAATGTAAACTGCCCACTTTAAGTAGAAATACTTAAAGTTAAATTGCGGAATTAAGCGAGAAGGCTAAGTTAATATATTTAATATGCTAACTCGAACCGAAGGCTGAGGGTAAAATCTCAGTCAGGGGCAACGCATAGATGGTGAACCTGCTTATGCAGAATATAATCCATCCACGAGGCCGCAACATCTTAACGTTAAGTCGAAGATGAAAAAGTATGCTGAACTTATGGGAAACCATAAGATCTATCGGATAAAAAGCCGATAGGATAACATAATTGAAAACATTTCTCACTGCCCTTTTCTGTGTAATTATATGCATTTTAAGACCAGGCACAAAAATTGTGATTGCTGCTGGTCAAAAAGGCCAAGCTATGAAGATTGTGACTGAAAAAATACCAGAATTGATTAACATGTCTAAGACCGGTATGTTACGTAGAGAAATTAAAGGATCAATTAGAACATCCATGAATACCGATGATCCTAACGTTGAATTTCTAAATGGTTCATGGATTAAAGTTGTTGCAGCAACACAAGGCGCACGAAGCGCACGAGCAAATTTATTGATCTTAGATGAATTTAGGATGATTGATCCTAAAATTTATCGAAATGTTTTGCGACGTTTTCTTGCTAGTAGTAGACAGCCTGGATATTTAGAAAAACCGGAATACAAAAATAAACAAGAATACCTTGAACGCAACAAAGAGATTTTCTTGACATCTTGTTACTATAAATTTAATTGGTCTTATGAGCGTTATAAGGTTTTTTTAAAATCAATGCTTAATGGAAAACGGTATTTTGTTTGCGGTTTCCCTTATCAAATCGCAATTAGAGAAAACTTAGTCAATAAAGAACAATTACTTGATGAATTAGCAGAAGATGACGTCGACGAAGTGGGTTGGCGCATGGAAATGGATTCACTTTTCTTTGGTGAAAGTGAAAAAGCGTATTTTAAAACTGAAGAACTTCAAGAAATTAAAGTTTTGCAATTTCCTGTTTATAAAAAAGAAGTCCAAGAGTTAATTAAAAATAAAAAACTAATAAATAAAAAAGGCGAAAATGAAATCCGTATATTAAGTTGTGATATTGCCCTTCTTGGTGGCGATGCCAACGATACATCAGTGTTTACGCTTATATCGGCTAAGAAAAATCGTAATGGAACAAAGTTTAAGCGTGAAGTCTTAAATATAGAAACGTATCAGGGTTTGCATCCAGAAACACAGGCTTTAATTATACGGAGATTATTTGATGATTTCGAATGTGATTATATTGTATTAGATAGACAAGGTAATGGTATTAGTGTTTATGCTTATTTATGCCGTAAACTTTATGATCATGAACGTAAAATTGAATACCAGCCCTTCTATTCCATGAACGAAAAAAATGATCCTAAACTAGAGATGTTTCACCTTGAAGATGAATACGAAGAAAAAATTTATACGGTATCTGCTTCTGAAGAATTTAACAGCGATATTGCATTAGATTTGAAAGATAAAATTGTTAATAAAAAAATTAGTTTCTTAATATCGAAAAATGATGTTAGAGAGTTGTTTGCATCAGAACCTTGGTTTGAAAAATTAAGTGTTGAAGATCAAGTGCAATTATTAAATCCTTATACGCAAACTATTTTATTAGAAAATGAAATGGTATTACTAGAACGTATCGAACATCCTAAATATGTAAAGTTAAAAGAGCAATCTGGGAAACGTAAAGACCGATATGTTAGTTTGGCTTATGGCAATCATTTCATCACGATTTTGGAACGCGATTTAAATAAGAATCATCATGAAGTTGATGTTGATGATGATTTAGTTTATTTCTAAAACCCACTGCATATAAGGAGGTGGAACATTGGGCGAGAATGTAAAAACAGATATAGAGACCAATGCCGAACTAAAAAAAGCAGAATATGAATATCAACAATATATTTCTACCTTTATTGAAGGTTATGTTACTAAACTGTTTAATCAAGGCATTATCAATGAAGTTTCAGCGGAGACATTAAAAAAATATTTTTCTGACCCTGATAATTATCAAAAGCAATTGGCAAATCTTACACAATATTACTATATTTCTTCTGCTGAAATACATCAAATGTATGAACTTATTGAGGCATTGCCGACCTTGAATTATAAAGTCGATTCTTTTGTTAAAAATAAAAATAATGATAAATATATCGCTACTATCAATAAAAAGATGCATCAAATAAAGCATAAGCGTTTAACAAGAGATATATTAAAACAAACAGCTTCACAAAGTGGTTTAGTCGGTATTTGGTTAGGCGATAAAAATAATTTATACCCATATATCTTTGATGATTTGCAATTTGCTTTCCCTTCATATCGCAAAAATGGTGAATGGCAATGTGTGGTTGATTTAGATTATTTCTCAAAATATAAAGAAGATTTTAGGAATATCCAGTTAGAAAATTTATCTCCTTATGTTACTAGAGATATGTATGACAAATACATGCGAAACAAAGACCCAAAAGATCAGTACATAGAGTTGCCACAAGACCGCACCTTTGTTGTGAATACAGGTACTCTAATGCGAAATCAAGGATTAGGAACCTCATGGTCTACGCCAGGGTTTTATGATGTTTTACATAAAAAGAAATTGAAAGATGTGGAAAGTGCTATTGCAAATAAGATTATTAACGCTATTGCTGTTTTAACTATTGGTTTTATTAAAGATGAGAAGTACGATGATTTGACAAATTTAAAGTTACCAAGAAATGTAAAACAAAAAGTACATAATGGCGTTAAAGCAGCACTTGAAAAAAATCAAACCAATGGTGTTACCCTCCTTTCTATACCAGACTTCGCAAAGTTAGAATTTCCTGATGTAAAAGCTGACGGATTAGACGGAAAAAAATTTGATCATATCAATAATGACATTCAAACAGCATATGGATTGTCTGGTGCTATTTTGAATGGTAATGGTGGTAATTTTGCAAGTGCTAAATTGAATTTAGATATTTTTTATAAACGCATTGGAGTTCTCCTGGAAAATATCGAACAAGAAGTTTATCAAAAAATGATTAACTTGATTTTACCAAGTAGTCAAAAAGATAACTTCTATATAGTTTATGATAAGGAACCACCTTTAACACTTAAAGAAAAAATAGATATTTTGATGAAGCTTAATGATAAAGGTTGGTCAATTAAGCATGTCATAGATAATATAAATGGCATCAATTGGGAGTCTTATCTTGAACAAACATTGTATGAAACGGATGTTTTGAAACTACAAGATAAAATAAGACCCTATCAATCCTCTTATACAATGTCAACTGATGGTGAAAATGGCAGACCATCTATTGACGATCCAACAAACGAAAATACTATTAAGTCAAAAACCATTGATGGTAATAATTTACCGGAATAATGGTTTTATAACTTTTTAAGGAGGTGAAACATTGAAACAGAAGAGACAACAGTTTGATATTAAATTGAATTCTATACAAGATACAGATAATCCGACACGCAAAGAAGTCGAGTTTATACTTCATGATTTCGAGTTGAATCATAACAATAGTATCATATCTAAGGAAACTGCATTAAAAACTTTACATACGTTAAAGGATATGCCTATTGTATGCAAATATTATTCTGTATCTGAGCCTGGTGCTAATGATGATGCTCTTGGATCTCATGAAGTGGTTATTGGTGAATCAAGAGATACCGGTGATCCAATTATAGAATTCAATACAATACCTATTGGTGTTTTCACTGAACCTGCTTATATAACGACTATTACTGATGATAATGGTAACGAAAAAGAGGTTGTTGCTGGTAAAGGTATACTTTGGGCTTCAAGATTTCCTAATGTGATTGGATTATTAAAAGAATGGTATGACAATGGTGTTGACATAGTTTCAAGTATGGAAATATTATATGACAGTTATCTTTTTAAAGATGGTGTCGAAGAAATTTTGTCCTATGTTTATGAAGGTCATTGTGTGCTTAATTCTGAAACACGAGGAAATCATGAAAAAGTATATCCAGCCTATGACTCTTCTAAACTGACTAGATTGGTTGCACAAGCAATTGGTTCCGATATAAAGGAAGGTGAAAAAATGGAAAACTTTCAAAAAGTATTTGAGTTATCACATGATGATATTAGAGCTAAGTTATATCAAAAATTAGATCCTGAACTTGAAAAAGGTACATATTCATGGATTGTTGATGTTTATGATGAATATTTTATTGTAAACTTATATAACTTTGATCAAAATTTCGATAAATTTTTCCGTTATAACTATACTAAAACGGATAATGACGTAACTATTGATTTTGAATCAAAAACTGAGGTTATGGAAGAAAGAAAATGGGTTGAAGTTGAACAAGTTCAACAATTACAAAATCAATTACAAGAAAAAGAACAAGAGTTAGAAGATTATAAGAACCAACTCAATGAAATCAAAGAGCAACTTGATTCCATTAAAACCGAAAAAGAGAATATTCAATCTCAGTTTAATAAAGCAAGCGAACAAGTTATTGAGTTAACTGAAAAAGTTAAGGAACTTACTCCTTTCAAAGAAAAATTTGAAAAAGCTGAGTTTGAAAAAACATTGGAAGAAAAGAAATCTTTCTATTCTGCGAAATTTGCTGCTCTCAATGCTACTGACAAATTTGAATCAGAAGAAGTTCAAGATTTAATTCAAAAAGCGGTTTATGAAAATGAAGAAGGTCATCAAGCTGTTTTTGAATTAAATTCGATGTTACTTGATTTAATTCAAGTAAAAGAAGAAAACACAAAAGAACCTAATACTATTCGAGAAATGGCATCTAAACGGAGTAATTTGATTCCTGAAGATGACGATTTCGATAGCAAATATTCATTATAATAAAATAATATTATTTTTAGGAGGAATTTATAAATGGCTACTAGACAACTTGCTGCCTTAACTCAAAAAGGTAATCATGAAGTTGGTAATTTGAATTCATTAAAAGTAAAAACTCTTGCACATGGTGCTATTGTTGATGGTGCTGATATTGATAACTTCACGCTCGTAGAACTTGGCTTTAATACCGATGGTGAACGTATCTGCAAACAACTTTCTAATGTTGCAAACAAATCTTATCTTATCGCTTCTCCTGAAATTCGTAACATGGGCGAAGAACTCGTTGATTTTTATAATGCCGTAGGTGAACATGCACGTATCGTTATTCTTGAGCCTGGTTATACTCGCTTTGATACTTCTGCGTTCTCTTTAAATGATGGAGTTGAAGAAATTAAGAATGGACAAGTTGCCCATTTTGACCCCGCAACTAAAAAATTTATTATTTCTGATGCTTCTGCTCCTCATGCTGATTATGCTGGTGCAAAAGCAAAATTCCTTGTTGTTTCTAATGAAGAAGATCTTGAGTATACCTGTGGGAAGCCTCTTGTTCGCTTAGAAGTTCAAGAAGCTTAATTATAATAATAAAAATAATAAATTTTACATATTAGGAGGAAGTACATAATGGCTTTAGATATGAACAAACTCAAAGGATTATTTTCCAGAGTATACAATAACAAAATGGAAGAATCGGATGGTCGTGATATTACTGAATTCGCCAAACGTGTTTTTGGTGACGGTTCGTTTAATCCTGATCCGTCTATGCTTCATCAATTCAACAATCTTGTTGTACAACAAGCAGATGAAGTTGCGAAACCTATTGTAACCAATATGCTTGGTATTTTTGCAACCGTTACTACTGCTCAACGTGACCAAATTGTAAAATATGAAATTCCACAAAAATCGAAAGCTCGCGTTCGCTGGTCTGCCAATGGTTCTGGCGTTGACTTGGTACGTGTAGAAGGTAAAAAATCTGAAATTGCTGTTCCGCGTACCTTCTCGACTGGTTTCTACTATGAGCCATTT